TTTCTTAAACCCAAGCAATTGTGCAGAATCCAAAATGCTTTCTTTCATTTTTACTGCACTTTCATCATCAGAAAGAGAAAGTCTAAAAATAAAAAGTTTTTGTTTTTCTAAAAATCTTTTAAGTAGCTTTAAGTGCTCTTTCTTTTCTTCTTTACTAAAATATGGAAGGTATATCATTTCAGAGAAAAGAGAATTTTGCATCTCATCAATTTCTTTTATTTCTTTTCTGACTACCTCTGAGTCAAAGAAGTTACTCACATCAATATCTCCCTAAGAGTACTCTTATACTTTGCTACATCTATATTTATGAAAGGTTTATATTTTTTAATCCTTAAACTTACGGTTTCCCACACTGGATCTAAAAGTTTTTTATCAAAATCTTTTGAAAAGTTTAATAACAAATCAAGTATTGTGAATGTTTCTAATGATACAACCTTTCTTAAATACTTTTTGAGAATTTCTGGATGTGATCCAGATTTACATTCAAATAAATTTTCAAAATTATCTTTGTTTATAAACTCTTGTATTTCAGTTTTAAACAAATAAAATAAACTTTGAGACTTTTTTACCCATTCATTGTATATGTCTTCTCCATTTTTTATAATGTCTCCAATCCAGAGTCTTTCTGGATCATCGCATTCTGTAAAATTTGCTACAAAATATGCTTTAATTTCATCATCGCTTTTTTGTCTGGAAAGACGTTCAAAGAAGTAGCGATCTTTACGTTTGTAAAAACTTTCTTTTGAGGCACGACTTCTTCCACAGTATTTGAAATAGTCGTAATTTTCTTTTGTAAAATGATTCTTAAAAGCCAAATATGTTTTATAAGTCTCAAAATCAGTCACAATGGTAGTCGTGCTCTTGTGGTTCTTTTTAAAAAGTTTAAATCAATTGCATCATTTTTTAACTTTTCTTTAAGAGGCTTACTTATAAGTTTAGATACAGTTTCAATTTCAATACTATTCATTTCACAATAAGTAACAATTGCATCAATATAGTTTGAACCCGTATCTTTTACAATATTTTCTACTTCTTGAGAAAATTTTTGAGAACATAAAAATTTCTCACTTAATTCTTTTTTTACTTTTTTATCCATAGGACTGAAGTTTATCTCTAACAAATTCTCTAATGTATTTGGTGAGCAACTTGATGTATTTTCTCTTGTCGTATTCTTCATAAACTACACATTCTCCATTTTCGCAGGCCATAATAATAACCAGTTTCTTAACTATTATACCAGTAATCTCGTATAACATACAAGCATAAGCTGCACATTGAACAAAATAATGCTCAATCCATTCTTTTGGTTTTGGTTTCTTTGAAGTCTTAAAGTCAATTATTGCTAGTTCATTATTATATTCTGCTATACAATCAACTGTACCAGCAATCCCTAATATTTTACTATACATTGCACCTTCAAGTGCGTGTATATTATCAATATTATCTAATTCTGGTTTAGCAATTTTAAAAAGAAAATCAGAAAGAGGTTGAACTTTTGGAAGTTCGGGAATATTATAAAGATAATTTTCAACTAAAGAGTGCATATCAGTTCCCCGACTTGTTGCTGCTTTAGTTATTTTATCAGCTTCCGATTCTCCAATTTTTTTTCTCCAGTCTAAAAAAATCTGACGATTGAAATGACTAGTAACCGAAGTAATAGAAACAAGACGAATGAGTTCATCATTGTCTGGAACTTTATAATAACGAACACCATCTATAGTTTCCCTTTCTAATTTGGGAAGATTCAAATCAATATGTTTAAAAGTCACATTCCAAGTTCCATTTTTGCAAGAAGATACTCTTTAACTAATCCTGATCTACAAATATCATTAACACCAAACTCTATGGTATCAAATGAGGGCATTTTTTTCAAAATATTCATAAAATCAACAATACCATTTCTTTCATTTGTTTTAACTAAATCACTTTGAGATGCATCTCCACAAAACATTATTCTAGTATTTTCACCAACACGAGTAATGATAGAATCCATCTCGTGAAAATTAAGATTAGAAAATTCATCTACAATAATAATAGAATTATCAAGAGTAGTTCCGCGTACAAATGATGTACTCCAAAAACTAATCGTTTCTTGAGCTTTTAAATTGCCATAAAGCATCTCAAAATCAGCATCACTAGGCATCTGGAACATATATTTTACCATATTCTTATATGGAATTTGATATAATGATGCCTTATCTTCGTGAGATCCAGGAAGAAATCCAATCTCTCTTGTCGGAACTAATGAACGAACAAGATAAATCTTTTCATAAGGAGTAATTTCAGAAAGAACATCCTTTAATGCTAAGTATAAACTTACAAAAGTCTTTCCGGTACCAGAAGACCCATAAGCTACTAAATTTTTACCTTCAGAATAAGACTTAAAAAGTTTTTTCTGATTTTCTGTTAAAGGTTCTATGTCTAAAAGTAATTCCGAATTTATTGGTTTCCTTTTTTTCATTTGCTTTATAGTCATACCAACACCAATTGGTTGATTATCGTTGCTTCTTTTTTTTCTAGCCATATTAGATTTTTTTAACTCTTGATCCGGGCATTTTTTGGGCACGACCTAAGACATCGTTCCATCCAGGGTTTTTCTTAATTAACTTATCTTTCCATTCACCAACTTCTCCAGCAGAAGGGCAAGTAGAAGGATCTGACCAATCTCTTATCCATTCAGGATTATTAATTTTCCATTGATCCCAATCTAAAACACTCATTTCGACTTCTTTCTTTTCACCAGTAGATTTATTTACTATTGGATATGTTGCCATTTTTATAAAATAATATACAGAGGTATTTATTCTAGTGTAATCATAGACTGATCTCCACATTCTGGGAAGTTATTACCCATTTCCCATCCAAGTGCTTCAGAAATTGTTGAAATATTATTGTATATTTTTTTGATATGCTCTATAAAATGTTTTACATCCATATCCAATTTCATACTATTACATATTCTACAGCAAGGAACACTATTCTCTTTAGTATAACCAAGAGTATTATCTACTCTATCAACACCTGTATAATAAAAATCACCACTGGTTTTTCCTCCTCCTTTTACTCTATTCTGACATTGACTTCCACAATAAGTGCAAGGTGCTGTTACTATGTCACAAAACTCTTCTTTTGTCAAGTCAAATGTATGGTTTCTTTTCTCCGCACTTTTGGAATATTGATAGTATAAGTTATTTTTTGCAGATTCACCAGGAGGAAGTTGCCAAGTCTTGGTATATGCTCCACTATTATTTTTCCAGGTAGAAGATTTATTTTGACAACACCCACAGGAGTATCTTCTTTTTATGTTGAAACTATACATCTCCTTTACATTATTACATAAAGAACACTTTACAACTCCTCTTGTGTGTTGCCCTGATTTAGTTGCAGGTATTACTTCCATTACAGTAAAGTTTCCTACAACATCTCCAACCTTTATAGAAGATTTCCTTCCCATATTTATAGTGTATCCAACTACTTATATTTATATAATCCACTCATTATCAATACCTCCCAGTGCCTCTGCTGCTATAGGAAACTCTTTACAAAATATCTCCTTGCAACATTTTGCAATGTCCATATGTTCCTTCTGTGTTCCATTCTTTTCTCTCAATGAGATATAAGTTATCCAAGACCTCACAGAACCAGTCATATAAAGTCGTGTAGGGGTTGCCAGAGGCAGTACAAACCGAGCACACTCCTTTGCAATACCTTCATCAAGCATCTTTTTATAAAGAGACATAGCATCTCTAAAGTGATCATGAATCAACATCTGATACTTTTGAATTACAAATGGATCAATATCATCAATAGAGTTTTGGCGATTCTTTGTATCTTGACGGCGAAGTTCTGGAAGAGGAATTGTATCACTCAAAAGAGATGAGTCTGCATACCTCTGAGAGAACTCTTGAAATGTAAAACTTCTATGTCGTAAAATCTGTGCAGCAATACCCCTAGTAGTATTAATTTCTACAGTGAGAAAAGCTTGTTCAAAAATACTCCAATGATTATGATTAATACAATATTTTAGAAGTTTTGCATAGTTATCATTATTTTGATTTAATGGGTTACTTACACGAGCACAATAAGCCATATGCTTTTCAGCATCAGGAGTAACACTAACAATATTAACAATCGGTTTCATCATTGTATCCAAATCCTTTTTTCTTTTTTTTAAATTTTTTACGAGCAAGACCAAGAACTGCACTATCCAGTGCTTTTTTCATATAAGTTATTTCTTCAGAATTATACAATTCTGGATTTTTGAGTGCTTCTTTAATTAAACGAATAGTATCTTTAAGTCTCATCAGTCATCATCATCCTCAAATACTTCATCGTAGTCAGATATATCCCCAATATGTGAAGCAATTTCTTCATAACTATACCTACTAGAATCAGAATAAATTTCTGATTTTAGTGAATCAATTAAAAGTTCAAGATTTTTAATAATTAATTTAACTCTGTCTTTATTCATAATTAAAAAGCAACTTTTACCATTCTAGCAAGGATATTTTTTAAGGTCAATACCTTAAAATTTCAAATTCTCCCTTTTCTTCAACAACTGCAGAAAAAGTATCAGTCCAATCTCCACAACAAATATAAGTAAATCCATCAAAATCTCTTAAATTTGCGTGGTGTATATGACCACATATAACACCATCAGCAAATTTATAATTGTTAATTACATAATTTGCAATATCAGTTTCATATTCATTGATATAATTTTTACCTCTAGGAAGATTTTTTAAAAAATTAACAAGAGATACATTAAGTGTTCTCTTTAAAAAATTATTTAATGGAGTAATAGTCTCATATCCCCAGTTCATAAAATATTGTTTCCAAGATCCAGATGAATATTGTGAATACTTATCTCCGTGAATACAAACAAACTTTTTATTATTTGTTGTTGTATGAATATACCTATCACAAAAAGAAATATTACCAAATTTAGAAGAAATATTATCCTTAAAGTGTTTTCTAAATACACAATCGTGATTTCCAAAAACATAAACAATTTCTATTCCTTTTTTAGAAATTTCTATTATCTTTTCAACAGCTTGTGTATGTTTTTTTCTCCAACGAGTATTATATTTTTCTAAGCAATGAATATCTAATATATCACCAACAAGAACAAGTTTTTTAGTTTTCAAATTACTCAAAAACTTTAAAAACTTATCAACATTGCACCGATCTGTACCTAGATGGACATCAGATATAAAAACTGTATCGTACATTATGATTTCTTTTTCTTTTCTGGTTTAGTATATCCATATGATTTTGGATTGATTGTCCCTTCCGTCCAATCAATAGATAAAACATTTTTGTACTTATCATAATAATAATCAAAAACTTCTACTGTAGAACCACATTGGACAATATCATATTTTTGTTCATCATCTAAAACATATTTTACAATATATGAATTTATAGGAAGGCTCTTACTTTTAGCAAGAGATTGATCACAGTCTTGATGTATAATTTTCAAATTTACCTCCAAGTTATTTTAGCTACGACCACCCCAAATAATATCAGGATATGCTTCAGAAACTAAATCTTTTGTGATTTTATTATATTTTGTTTCAAGTTTTTTATCTTTAACCAAGCAAAGAATTTCTGCTTCTATTGGATGAAGACCTTCAAGAATTTGAATAAACATTGTTTCTCTGCGAAGTGGTGCAAGAGAATCATTTCCACCTTTAATAAAATTATAAAATCTTTTAAATTCTTTACGAATAGTAGTCCTTTCTTGTTTTAAGTCAGAGGCACTACCTAAAGAAGTAGTACCATTATAATCCATTGTATCAACAAGAGTTTCTACTTTATTTGATAAGGTTCCAATATTAGTTTGCTCATCCTTTAGGTTTGAATATGGAACATCCCCAGGAGGAAGAACAGTAATAACACTATCATCAAAGTTCCAAATAAAAATTGACTTTAGTGATGGATGTTCATATCTCCTAAGAAATTCAACTCTTTTAGCGACTGTTCTTTGCTTATTTACAAGTTCAAGAACTTCAAACAAAAATGGGTTTGCTGGAAGTTGAACAACTTCTTGTTTTTCTCTTTTAACTGTTACTTTTCTAGTCTTTGATGTAATTGGCATTGTTTTTTACGAAATCAATATAAAGTACTATGTTTTTTAATCTTCATCATCTAATTCTTCATCAAATTCATTATCAAAAAAACCTTCTTGAAATTTTACAGAAATAACTTCATCTGGAATAACATTTCCATCTTCATCAAAAAACTCAGGATGCAACCATCCGCTATTTCTTGCTTGAACCTCAAAAGAATGCATTTTGGCTAACCAACCGACCACTCCACCAATACATAAAAATAAAAAACTAACTAAACAAAAAAGAGTAAGTTCTGGTGTGGTCATTTTACTTCTCCGAGAAATTTTATTTTACTTTTTATTACGAATTGAAAGTTCAAAATTAATTTTAATTTCTCTTTTAAAGAAAGAAAAAACTTGATTAATTATGAACTTTCCCTTTTGAAGTTCTTTTGTTTTGGTTTTTTCCCTCCTGCGAAGCATTAATTCAATACCACGATTCAAATCGTGGTTCATATCTCTATTTATAGAACCCATTAGATATTATTTTGTGAATATATTGTAAAATTCATAAGTATTATAAGATTTACATTAATTTATATAAGAAAAAAGGAGGGGTTTTAATCCTCCTTTATTATATCACCTTTTGAGAAATAAAACTCAAAGTGCTCTAATTGCCACAGTTGCTTCATCCATCTTGGTTTGTGCTTCTGCTTCTTTTGATGCTGCTGTTGCTTCATCTTCAGCATTTCTTGCTTCCATTGCCTCACCATAAAGTGCTAGTGCTTCAGAATAAGGAGTCCAAACAGTATTATACTCGGTCTCGGTCAAAACTTGAATACTATTCTTACCACATTCTTCAGTTACAGTGGAAACATTAGTTGAATCTGGAAGTT